AAGCACCGCCCTGGGAGACGGCAAGCAGAGGATTGATACCGGCAGCTCGCATGTCCGTCGTCGCACGCTGATAAGCAGTGTTGGACATACGCTCCTGGAAATCCATTTGCTCCTGGGCAAGCTGCATCTGCATGGCGTTGGTCTGTTGCGTTGCCTGCAGATTAGCCGAGTTGGCAGAAGCCTGACCGCTAGCGCCGATCAGGCCACTGAGAATGGAGGCACCGCCTCCGATAAGAGCTGGCCACATTAGAAATGATCGATGAGGCCGGGCACGCCGTACACCGGCATAGGCCGGGCACAGCGAAGCTTAAAGTACATGTCGCAAATAAATTGCGGCTCGTTCTCGACCGCGATGATGCGATCAATAGGCGGATTGTCCTGGATGAACGCAGCATTAAGCGCAGGCAGCGCAGAGAAGTCCTGGGCGAGATGCCACGCATCGAGGGACTGAGGAAACGACGAGCGCAGCTCGCCGGTAATCACCGAGGGCTTATAGCGATATTCGGCGAAGCGTTCCTGATAGCCGAAGGCGGCCGCGTCCTGGGCGGAGTTGGCGGTTCCGACACAGTAGATTTCCTTGTTAAGCACGGCCTGCTCGCCGATGTGCGAGAGAGCGGGCCAATAGAAATCGTACTTCGTATTGCGGGACCACATGCGGTTGAGGCCCTGCTGATAGTTCAGGTCGGCTCGCACCGACACCATGCCGAGAATGACTCCGTGCTCCGTAAAGGACTTCGTAAAGCCGTGTCCCGAAGCAACAGATGTGCCATACGCCGCGAGGTTTCCCTGGGGCGTGGGCTGAGCATCGGTTTGCGAGGTCTGAGGCACTGTGTGCAAGTTAACGGTGGCCTGGCCTCCGCCCAGGTACTCGGGACGCTGAAGACGGGCATCCGGGGATACGACATTGAAATGTGCCCTAATAATTTCGGTGTAACGGGTGCCACCTCGAGCATCGCGCTCGAGGAGCTTTTGAATCTGAAAGGCCTGGCGGAGTTGGTTGATCGTGGCACCGGTAGCTTCCGAAAGGTCCGCGTAAATTTGCGGACGATTAGTGCTCGAGGGAGGAGCTCCTGGGGTCTGCGCAGGCGTGATCGTCGAGCCCGTAGCACCCCAATAGGGGGTGCCGATGGGAATGTCCTGGGCCGACGTCGGACCATACGCAACGGCACCGGACACCGCCGAATTGCCAGCGGCAGCGAGAAGGGCAAAGCCCTTTATAGGAGCCTGCGACCCAAGCGGGATATCGACGGCATCGCCCTTCTGCGGCCAGGGCAAGGCCGACGTAAAGTAGTCGTGACGCTTGCCACGACGAAGCAGCGTGTAGTCGCTGGGAGCATCGGGACCGTCGCCCAGATCGACCGTCACGGAGTCCTGCATATTCTGATCCCGGAACCACTCGTTCCAGATCAGGTTGTAAGCGCGCAACGGAAGCGCGGAATGGGAGAAGCCGGGCACACCGACCGGCAACGCCATGTAGTCGAAGATCGAGTTGGCGGCGTAACCAGTCGACGCCGTCGCGATCATCTGCGGGATGAGATAGTCGGTGCTGTCGCCGGGATTGGCCTGTTCGCCCATGAACTTCTGGAAGTTCGACCAGAGAAGGCGATAGGGCACGAAGAAGTAGAACGAGTTGATGTACATGTTGTCCATCACCGGGAACAACGGCGTCGCCAACCGGGCGAAAGCCGTCATGGACAGATTGAACGTGTCACCAGGAAGAACCTCATCAACGAAGACCGGAATAAGAAGCCCGGAGTTGAACGAAGTCTTGTGACCGTGAGAGCGATCAAACGACGACCGCGGGATGTCGGCCTTGGGCACGCGCGAGAAGTCGTGCTGCATGACAGACGGCAAGGGCTTCATTGCCATGGGCTACGCCCTTTCCTGAAAGAGCGGTGTCGGTGAGAGCTTAAGAAGCGAAGTGGCATCGGCCACGTGCCTCAAGGGCTGTTCCGGCCAGAGCTGGCCGTTGGAATCGTCGTACATGCCGACGAAGTAGAGGACGAAGTCGCCCGGATGACGGCCGACATTCGTGTTGGAATCATTGGCCAGGTCCGCGAAATTGCGGACAGCCGCGCCGTCTGTCGAGACGAAGAACGGCGGGTAGTATTGCAGCGCCTTGTTGTCATAGACGCTGTAAGCATTGAGTTTCATTGGTCATCATCCTTCAGCTTGCGTTGCAGAGATTTGATGCGTGCATCCCGTACGGTCGCGCGCACGGCCAGTCGTTCCTTAGTGCCGTTCCATTTATTAGGGACGCCTTTGGCTTTGCGGCGTCGCTTCAGTTCGGTGAGCTCCTCCTCTGATAGTTGTTGGTCATAGAAGCGTGGCGGTTTCATGCGTTGACCGCGCTCGATGATGAAGTCGGACGGATAGACGTCGGACTTGAAGCGTTTCAACCAGGGCGCGCCCAGGCCCGGGCGACGCGATGGAGTTACGAACTCGGGTTGAACGATGACGGCCTTGCCGGTGATCGGATGAATCCGAGTGTAATGGTCGACCACTTTTTGAGGGTCGCTATTAGTATATTTTTTCATGATGTAGCGAGCTACGTAGGCGGCACTTTCGAAGGTAACGTCGCCGATAGTTGAGAAGCCATAGGGCCATAGAGTTGACAGAATTTGAGAAGTATAGAGTTTGTTTTTTTGAGGAGTGTATTTGTAGAAGAGTAGATCGGGGAAGTTGTAGTTGAAGATTAGAGAGTGATAGTGAGGACGTAGATTGTCGTCGCCGTATTCACCGCAGCTGAAGCTGCGGATTTTTCGCGTGCCGAGATATTTACGCAAGCGCTTCATGAAGAGTTGAAGAGTCCGAACATGCACCGAGTAGTCCTCGGGAAGATCAGCATTTCGGAAGGTGAGATTGAGCATGCAATTTTGCTCATAGAGCTGCGCCTCGTGTACGCAGCGGAGCGCCCACTGACGCGAGCGCTCCAGCCTGCAGCCGGTACACCGGCCGCAGGGAATTGTCATAGGGTTGGTGCTATTTATTGCCTTCATCGGATTGAAGGTAATCAAGGGCTTACCGGAAGCACCCCGCTGGATGCTCCGGAAGCCTTTGAGAGGGAAGTCGCAGGGCACGGCTAAAGGCGAATGCCGCCGCGCATTGGACCTGCAGAGACGTTCTTTTTGTGGATAGAGCGCGCGCCCTTCCGAAAATTCCTTCGGTTGGCGGACTTGCTCATCTTGTGTCGCTTCATAGGCTTTGCCTTTCCAGCTGGGGATAAGGGGTGAGTTGACCCACCCCTGGGGTTTAGACTGCCACTAGGTGTCAGTCAGCACAATTACATCAAGTAGGTATTGTGCAGCTTTGCCCGGAAACCGGGCAAAAAGAGACCCCCTCACGGGGGTCTAAGAGGCCACCAGGGCGGCCTACGGCCGGAAGCGGCCTACGCGGGGGCCGAGCCCCCGCCCCCCTCCTTGGGCGGTTTTTCCGGCTCTAGCGGCGTGACCGGAGGAGGCGGCCGTCGATCGACGGCCAGGCCCATAGCGATCGCCTCGTCCTGGTTGATCGGATTGGCCATGAAGGCCAGGAACTCCGCCGGGTCGTTCTGAAAGCGACGGCGGACGTGAGACGGCAGAGAAGCGAACGCTTCGCTAGCAGCGGCCATGGTGTGGAGCGACTCCTGGAAGTCGACCGGATCGGGTAGATCCTCGTACGCGCCGGCGGCCTGGTTGGCCGACATGTGACGGATCTGACCGGTGACCTTGTACTCCTTGAGGATGTTGTTGATATCGCACTCCTTCACGAAGGACTGCTTAGTCATCGACGGCGGGGTATAGACCTCCCCCGTCTTGGGGTTCACCAGCTCGCCGCTGGCGACGACGCGCCTGTGAGGACGATAGAAGCCATAGAGCTTCCGAGTTGCATCCTTTGTCATTTTGACCACCTGTTCCATTGGTTACGAAAGTAATCGCCCACATCGTGAGCAGTGTTTTTAACAGAGTCATTGAAGGACCCCACTGTGCGGTGAACGTCGGTCATCAGCTCACCGGCGATGCCGCCGCCGGAGCGCCGATAGTCCTCAGCCTGGAGCGCCTTACGCTTGGCCTCGGCCTGCGCCGAAGTGACGTTCGCTTCGATCACGCCCCGTTGGATGGCCGCATTAGCGGCCTGAGTATTCGCAAGACCAGCTGAAGCGCTGGATGCAGAAGTGTCGGCGCGAGTCTTTTCGGTATCGACGCCAAGAAGTTTAGAGCGCTGCGCATCAAGCAGACGCGCCTGCTCGGCGGAGGTAACGGCATCTTGCCCCTGCTTCAGCGCAGTGGCGTCGTTAAGCTTTGTTTGCGCCTTCGATTCATCGACCTTTTGAACGGTCAGATCGGCACCGGCCTTAGCAGTCATGGCACCGAAGGCAGACGAGGCCACACCGGAAAAGTCCGGAGCGGCGTTAGCGAATTTAGGCGCCTGCAACTGCGCCATAGCTCCGCCAGGTGTAGAAGCACCGCCCTGGGAGACGGCAAGCAGAGGATTGATACCGGCAGCTCGCATGTCCGTCGTCGCACGCTGATAAGCAGTGTTGGACATACGCTCCTGGAAATCCATTTGCTCCTGGGCAAG